TGAGTATCACATTCATTTTGGAAAATATGTTAATATCAAGAAGGTCTTCTATCACGTCACGCCGAGAGGTTGAGTTGAGTTGCATGAACGGGACAAAAGACGACGAGCCGAGAACAACAATTTGGTGGAAACTCTTGTGAGACATCTGTAGGACGTTCTTCTCAAGAATCTCTTGATATTCTCTTGCGTGTGAACTCTGGTCGATCATAGTACCATCTTTCCAGATTTCAAACTTAGCGGGTTTGATTCCCCGCACTACACGATACTGTATACCATTTACAGCAAAGGTAACTTCAGTGACACACCCCTTATTATTGATCGTGTTGACCAACTGGTTCTTAGTAATCTTACGGTGTGCCTTACCAAACAATGCGAACGATAGTGCATCGAGCATTGTAGACTTACCAGCACCGTTCTCACCAACAATCAAGTTAGTGGAACTGTCTAGGAAGTTTATTTCATTATAATAATCACCCGTCGAAAGAAAGTTCTTCCAACGGAGGGTCTCAAACTTTATCATGCAATTTCTACGCTCTGCGCCTCAATCATTAGTTCAGATACTACGCCGGTGATTCTTCCCTTATCCAAATCAGTCTCGACTTCTTGTATGTAATTATATATTAAAGTTTCCGTGTCGTCAACCCTTAAATCCTCATCTGAGACATTTTCACCACGAAACTCTTTGAAGTCTTCAGCAATCTTCAACTCATATATTTTCTGACGTTGGATTCTCTCAACATATCTCTCAAACTTCTGCATATCTGAACGATTGGACACAATCAATTTGACGAACTTACCGTCTAGATATGAGAGGTCCTCGAAGAAATTGATGGTGTTCTCATCATAGTAAATCTTATGGAACAGGGTGACTGTGTTTTGAACAGGAGTCAACTCACGGGTCTCCGTGTCATAGATGTGAAAGAACTTTCTATCATGTGCATCGTTCCAGAAGAATTCCATCTGTGCGCCAAGATAGTGTATGTTACCTTTACTCGACTTGGTATGGAAGTGTCCGGACAACACAGTTTCAAAACGATTCAGTGGTTTGGGGTCCATACCCTCTTTACATACCAGACCTTTATCCATCTCAAACCCTGCGAGTTCGAAGTGACCACCAATGACATCTGCACCACAATTCTCTAGGAACTTCAAACACTCTTTCTCATTCTCAGGGCATATCCAAGGAACAAGACCAAACTTGACACCGCCATAATCACGAACGATAGGGTCCATGAGGATGTCCACCTCATTGATGTAGTGACCCATCAACTCCTTGAGAGAGTTCAACTCGATGGTGTTTTTGAAATAAACGTCGTGGTTGCCGGGGATGATATCCATGTGAATATTATACTCACGGAGTTTATCCAAGAATATCTGGCGGTTGTGGTTCAACGCTTTGAGATTGATAGTTTTACGGTTATCATAGTAGTCACCCAGATGTAGAATCTGAGTAATGCCATTTTGTTTCAAATAAGGAAAGAACACCTCATTGTAGAAGCGTTCTTGGTAATCCATAAAGATGTCCGAAGAATTACGACATCCGCAGTGGGTGTCGTTAAGTATTGCTATTTTCATAAATGACTCAACTCAATTTATATGACGACTATTATACTACAATAAAAGGGGTCTGTCAAGTCATTATTCTATAAAGTCCGATAGGTCTGAGTCTACATTCACCGCACGTCGTTTACGTTTCTTCTCTTCTTTGACGTACTCTTTGAATTCGTTGTCTGCACTTTTTACGACATCAATTCTCTGTCTAAGTGTATCAACGAAGGGGGAAGTTTGTTGTTGAAACATTCCGTCATCATCATCACCCAAGAACTCGCTGATATCTGCCTCAGCGATATACTTCATCTTGATGTCTTGTTGTTTCTTTTCTTTTTGAATACGACGAAGGAATGCGTACCATGATATCTGTGTGAAATATGCGAATGCATTTGGTTTACCAGAACGAGTGGCCGCTTCAATATCATAGTTCTCAATCGCTTTGAGACAGTTCTCCACTGCGTCCATGACCATCTCTTCACGATAGGTGTAACGAACAAAGTTTGCCTTGTGAGAGAGACCCTCTGCGATCTTCAGAAAACAGGAGGCGATGTAGTTAGTTACTACCGGATGAGGTTCTCCATCGTTTTTAGCTTCATGCACTGAGGTACAGTATTCGACGACTGCGTTTGAGAAGTCTTTGTTACTTACGTAATGCGGTTTTTCTTTAGGTTTCATAATGTATACCACTCATTTGATTTAGTACGTATTATACCAAAATATTACTGGTCTGTCAATTGGTTACTATCAACTACTCTTTTTCTTAGGTCACTAGATGAGAATCTGTGAGACCTTTCATTGAAGTATAACTGTATGCCGCGTTTACGGCAAATATCTTTTCCTGTGAAATCTAAATCTCGATACTCCTCACCCATGATACGCAAGTCTATTTGGTACATGGAAAGAATATCTTCTAGGTCTTGTTCAGTCACATAGGGAATTATTTCGTCGACATACCCCACAGAGTTCAACTGGGTGTATCTTTCAACAATGGATTGTACTGGGGGATTTTTATAGTCACGATCAAGAGAAGGGTCTACTTGTAGTCCGCAAATAAGATAGTCGCAGTGTGCTTTTGCGTCTCGTAACATAGAGACATGACCCGCATGAAGAAGGTCGAATGACGAACAAGTGAATCCTACTATCATAGTTTACTGTGTTCTTCACGTAACAAGGATTCTGCCTCTTTTACACTGACATCTAAATTATAGTGTAACGAAATATATTTTGCATACCGTTCAAAGTCCAATGACTTACCAAGGACCTCTCGAACTTTAATCTGTACAGCGTACCCCTCAACCTCAGATCGTAATCGATATGATTTATTGAACTGGTACCATATAGGGTGTGTGCAGAAAGTTCGCCAAAATTGACGCACATGAACCTTCTCATGTTCTATGAGTGCTTGATTATTTTTATGCGCTGGACGAACAAAGATGATAAACGCAAACACAAAAGCAGCGAATCTCTTTGGTATAAAGGTACTAAGTGGGATAATTATATAAGGATACATTTTTTTATCACTTGCTATTGACAAGTCCTATTTTATAGTGTATAATCTATTCTGTCGCCACAGGGGTGAATATACCCCTAATTCATTAGCATTCCATCAACATCTGAGTCCATTTCTTCTTCAGACGAATCACTGGAATCTTTTTTCATCTCATCTAACCAATCATCTAAGGTCTGAGGTGATTCATCAAAGTCATCGTCTAACTCAGCATAATTCTCTTCTAGGTAAAGAGACATCTCCTTTAGAGCAGTCTGATACTGTTCGACCATCTCTTTTGAAGGAATCGCAAGAGACATAATTTTATCGGTAAAAATAAGAATACAATTTAGAGGTGTGTCTTGGTACACCATATACGTTTTGAACGTAAAGAATTTTTCTCCCGACTTCAATGTGTTCTGCATCAAACTCATCGCATTGTTTACTACTATAGATTCGGGGGACTCATCTAACACGTCACAAATAAGTTCCTCACCCGTTACTAATTTCAAATGTCTAACCGAAGAACTCATTGTCATCCTTTTCTACTCTTATGGGTTTTAGATCGATAGGGTAAATCTTATATTTAAACCCTTCTTTAGTATATATCTTGATTCTTTCTGCACTATGTTTCAAAGTAAAATTCTTATGAGACTTAACATGGAGATCATCAGCGATATCAATAAGCTTAGTAGTCCTACCATCGTCAGACTGGCGCAAACCACGCCCAATTGATTGGAGAACTTTAACTTGAGATTTCGATGGAGTCGCAAATACAATATTATGCAAATTGCGGATGTTGATGCCAGTGCTGAAAGTGCCAAGAGAAGCAACAATAATAGCGTCATTTTCTTTTTCTACGATACCTCGTATCTGTTCACGATCAGTGGCATCCACCTCACCAGACACATAGAATACTTTGCGTCCTTCCGGTGAAAGACCTTTGATCATTTCATACAACACCTTTCCGTGTTTCTCTACAAACTGAAACATAACTAAGGTATTGCCCTTTTGATCCAACGCAATCTTACTTATAAACTTATTACGTGGTTCGTATGTGACAATGTAATCAAGTTCATCCTGATACTTCTTGTCTTTCATCATGTTACACACATCACTGTGGTATCGCAATAACAGGACAGATATGTCCAGTTCTGCAAGTTGTTTATTTTTCTGCAATTCCACGGTGCGTGTCACCGTAAATGTGGGACCGAATAAACCTTCTAAAACAAGTTTATTTGTTTCAGTTCCGTCTAGAGTACCCGTTAGACCAAATCTGTATTGTGCTTCAGTACACTTATCCATCATAGTGGACAACGACTTTGCTTTGAAAAGATGTACTTCGTCACCGAAGACAGTGTTGAATTGTTCGAACCAATCCTTACCGAACTTGTAGATTGATTGCCATGTAGAAATTATGACGCGCTTGTCTGTAACCTTCTCTTTACCGGAGTAGATTTTATGACAGAACTCATCGACATCGTATCCATAGTCTGCAAAGTCTTTGTACATCTGTTCTACTAGAGAAGTAGTAGGTACTACAACCAGAATTTTCCCACTAGTGACCTCATAGCAGTACCGAAGCAAGTTATAAATGATAAATGATTTGCCGCTACCAGTAGGACTAAGTAGTATACAGCGTCGGTGTTCAACGCCGTGAGAAATAGCTTTGTACTGATAGTCCCTAGGCTTGAAGGGAGCATCAAGAACAGATAAAAACTCAACCAGAGCAGGGTGATCGATATCGTCTCTAAACGACGGTATTCCATACATTTCATGTTCGAGTATCTCAAGTTGATAAAAACGATCGGCACAAAAACGACGTAAGTGTGAGTAAAGACCTACGTTCATTTGTTTAGACACCATATTGTAAAGTTTCACTTTACCGTCCCAGTGTCTAGACTTATACGCTGGCATGAACTTATAGCCAGGCACGAAGAAAGAGAAGTACTCCCTCAATTCGTTTTCTTGTGCTGGATGGGCCTCTACCATAAAATAGGAGTGGTCTTTCATCCTGATTCGTATCTTATTATCCACCGGCTTCGAACTTTCTCCACTCAATCATGTTCTTGATAGTCTGGTGTCTCCACTTGAGAGTATCAACAATTTCTGTTGTGGTACTTAGCACTTCTTTAAGATACGCTAACCGTTCTTTTGATTTTTGGATTTCAAGATCAGCGTCATAGTATAAGTCCATGTCACCTTTCAAAACCTTCAATCCGTTAAATGGGTCTAGGTCCCATCCCGTAGAACGAAGTTCCTCTTCGTCCATCTTACCATTATAATATTTCCATTTCTGTAGAAGTAAAGTCTTCTGTGCATTCTCTGCACGTTCGATCTGTAATTTTGCTAGAGACCGATACCGCATATATTTCGCATGTAACATTGGTGTTTGTCGTGATATTTCATCCAGTTGGTGCTTAGGAATATCACAATCTTCTTTCCATTCTTGTTGAATAGATTCTAAATCCATAATACAAACTCAAGTAAATAATAATAATATATAGTATAACACTAAGTCGTTATAAAATCAATACAATCTTGCCAATAATCTAAGTTATGACCTAACATGTAACTGAGGGTCAATCTATAACAGTTGGTCCTTGCGGCATGGTAAACCACATCACCAGAACCGTATGCGCCAAAGTGTCCCGCCTTGAGATTCCATCCTTGTTCGTCCTGAACAGTAATGACCTCTTGGGTCTTTGGTTCTACATACTTGAACCACCCATCACCTGTTTCAGACCAAGTGAAGATAAGGTTGAACGCAGACGCATTTGCGTTATTGTGCCAACCAATAAAACCTTGGGGTGGGTATAGAGTAGAGAGTGCACTGTGTTGTACACCTAGCTCTTCGGTCAAAGTTGCATTCAAACCTTCCCACGTCTTATTATATTCTTCTGGGTGAGTGCCATTGTAGTGGCCTGGTTTGATAGGATAACACACCGAATTTGATGCACCGCCATCATGTTTTTCACCCATGTTGATGATGCGCCACATTTCGTCTTCACCAGTATAGTGGTCCGCCATGCCCATCATCTCCGGAAACAGGCATGTGTTACTCAGTTCCGGTTGGTATAACTCACGGTAGGTATACCGAAAGTCTTCAAGAATGCTTAGTACTTCCGGATTTTTGATTGTAAATTTTTGGAGACTCATGACAGTACGAATTCACTAAACCTGAAACTACACTCGAAGTTCAAATAAGTCACGTCTCCTGTTGATGATGCTAACTCAATAGAACCTAACGATACAGGTACGCAGTTCTTGTATAGGATTTGTGCACAGAAATTATTATGACTGGTTAGGACGATGACCTTGATGTCATGATATGGGTTTCCTTCTCCATACACAGAATCTTCTAACCATTTCTGCATTTCTTTGTATGCGGTCAAATCTTCGTCTAAGATTAGGCTCAGAGTAAGTTCACCGTAGTTTAGTGTATCACCCGCAACAGGTAGTCCCTGAATTCTAGGTATACCAACTTCCACGGCAGAAACTTGAGTGCCTGGATGTTGTATTGACTGCGCGAAAAATTCTAAGTTGCCATATTTCTCGCGTTCTACTATAATGCGGAACCCTGTAGGTTGTAAGAAATTCTTGTTATCTGTTAGTGCCATGATGTGCCCTCTGTATCAATTTATTTATACAGGTTGATAAGTGCCTTCCTTGGCGATCTTACTCTATTCTTCTTCTGGTGAAGTTGCATCTGTGCCAGTCTTGTCTGCAACATCTTTAATCAAATTAGATGTTACATCCAACACACCTGCGGTCACACCAAAGACATCGGAACCGACACCTTTAATAACACCACCAG